CAGTTCACGCTCATCTATGACCATCTGCAATGTGCCTAAATAACCAGCACCATCAACAATGTTGTCTCGACTATGCTGATGAACCTCTCGGCATATTTTTACCCACGTCATTGCTAAAGCAACTTGTTCTTCAGTTACTTCGCTATTAAAAATTACAGACCAACCCTTTGCAATACGAGCAAAATTATCTAATGGGTGGTCGTAGGCTTTATTACGGTCATTAGTAATTAAACGCTGTGCCTCGTATAAAACTGTTTCATCTACCATGAGGCTTTGTCCTGCCTGTTGGCTCTAAAGTCAGATGCTCTACGAGTTAGTTCTCTAGAAATTAAAGCAGAGTCTCTTTCTAAGTTAAAGAACATTACCTCAATCATTTTCCTATACGCATACAGTGTTTCTAATTCCTCAGATAATTTTATAATCTCAGGACTTCCTGCAACGTCAGCCTTCATAGCAGCGACAGGTGTTTTAGCGGTGGAACTTGACCGTAAAATCATACGTTTTGCAGTTTGTGTATCTAACAATTTTTCTGCAGCACGTTCATCAATTTGTGCTGCTGCTAATTGAGTTGCAACATAATTAGTCCAAGCAGTTAACTGACTAAATAATCTACTTAACTCTTCACTGTCTAAAATAGTTAAGTCTGGGTGGGGGACTGGGTAAGTAGATTGTGTTGGTGAAATAATAAACCCCTGGTCTAATAATTCTTCGACTGCTTGTTTTGCTGCTTGCCCTAGTTTAAGCGACATTTTCTCCTCCAAATTGTTGGCATGACTTACAACCAAACTTTCCACCAATATTACACTCTAAAGGTTCTTTAGCCTCAACCGCAGCACAGACTATTTTTGCTTTTTCAAATAGTTCCTCAACCATGCCAAAGTCGGCTTTTATAGTAAATTCCATATAATCTTGGTCAGCCTTTAACTCGTAAAGAAAAACAATCTCGTCTACTGGCTGTAGCATTCGTCGCATAAGTTCTAGGTAAATTTGACCTTGAAGTAAATGTGTATTAAACGGACGCTTAATTGACCGCCACGTTTTTTGTACATCTCCCTCGTTCTTGGCTAACAAGTCAGGGGCTTCAAAGCGTAGAGTTCCTGCACCAATTGATTTTATTTCAATTAAACAATCGTTGCCAATACCTTTTATCCAGCCATCTGTGTGACCTTGAATTCTTGTTTCAGGGTCAGCCAAAGTGACTTCACTGTAAGTTAAGAACAGACTTTTAGCACCACAGTTTAAACAAACAATTGGGGAGGTAGCAAACATCTCTTTGCTACAAACCATGCAGTGCCACTGTCCGTGCAATACACCCATTTCTCGAAACCATGTCTGCCATTTGTGATGAATAAAATGGCCTTCATCAAAGATGGATTGCAAACGTAGGTTTGGGGCTTCTTTTTTAACAGTCGCTCCAGTTAATGCAAAGTAAGAGGCTCGTAAACACCAATCTTTTTTTACCATCTCCGAAGGGTGTAAGACGGTAGTAGACCGTGGTTCGGGTGCTCTAGAAAGCAAGTGCCGTTCAACATCCCCTACAAGTCTAGGGTTAGTCTTCTTAGCCTCTAGAAACCTCTTTAACTCTGCGTTCATTTAATCCTCTAGTTCTTTAATGTATTGTTCTAACGACATAGTTTTTTTGTACTTCTTTTTCCATTTGCGAATTAGAGCATTTCTTTCTCGATGAGACAGGCCTCCCCAAATTCCATGTGGCTCATCCCTTTCTACAGCATCCCACAGACAATTTAAACGAACTGGACAGGGCTTGTTCCCTGTGGCTCCAAAACAAAACGTCTTTGCTCTATCTGCAATGATTGTGTACTTTTCTTTATCACGAGGTGGGTAAAAGGTGTCAGTATCTTCTCCGCGACACTTTGCTTTATACCGCCATGTGTAAGACGGTTCATCCATGCTTTACGATTCCTTTTCAACGGTCTCTCTCATTTCCAAGTAATCGTCTTCAAGAAGAACCACGTAGTTCTCCCCATCTAAATGTAAGCCGAGCACGGGTATTCGGCTATCTAGTATTGCCTCTCTCGTAATCTTCTTTAGAACTTCGGACTTGATAGTGACCTGTTTTTTACCAGTCCACTTATGCTCAATTAAAAGTTCTTTAGAACGAACGTCTCCCTTTCTTGACCAGAATGCCCCAGAAGCAGCAGTTCGTGTTCCACCAACTTTTTTGGCTAAACGCTTTTCGTGCTTTTGAGATTGTTTTTGTCCCTCAGACCTCATAATGATAATACCTTTTTAGACAGTTCTTCTTTTAGGTCGACTTCTTCTCTAATACTGGCGATTAAGGACTCGTTTCCTTGCCATTTTCTCTCACCGTAGTAGTACCAGCCACCTTTTCTTTCTACAATGTCGTGGACTACTGACATGGCTGCAATTTCTTTAGCGAAGTCATATTCGCCAGGAGTGCAGTCACCGCCAGGAGCAAAGTAAAAATCAAAGTAAGCAACTCGTTGAGGAGGTGCCGTTTTATTCTTTAGACTACGAACCTTGATAGTTTGCCCAATACGGATTTTATTTCCACTAGGGCCAATCTCAATCCATTCATCTCTTCTAACTTCACAGCGAGTAAAGAAAGCATAATTCTTACCTTCTCCACCAGGGGTAGTGCGTGGGTCACCATGCATTACGCCAATTTTCATACGGTATTGATTAATAATCAAACCTAATACGGCTCTTTCGTCTTCAACTAAACTTCTTTTCATGGCAGAACCAACAACTCTAAAAAACTTGTTTGTTAGCAAAGCACCTCTACCGACAGTCATTTCGTCCATGTTTTTTTCCATTTCAGGTAATGGAGATAGTGCTGGGAGGGAATCAATAACTATTGCATCTACTGATTTGGATTCAGCAAAATCAATTACTGCTTGATACGCCTCTTCCATAATGTTTGTCTCAATAACAATAACGCGACTTGCATCAACCCCGCACATTTCTGCGTATTCGGGAACCCATTGCTCTGCAGCAACCCACACAGTTGTGTAATCGGGATTTAGTCTTTGATTAGCAGCAATACATTTTAAAGCAACAGCAGTTTTACCGTGAGAAGACTCACCAATTAATTCGTTCCACTGGTTTCCTGGAAATCCTCCTCCAAGGACGTAATCCAATGTAGTAGAACCACTGGTAATGCGAGGAATAAGGTCAGCCCTAATGTCAGAAGCACAAACCACGACGTTGTTGCCAAATTTCTTGTTGAGTTGTGCAACGATTTTCTTTGCTTCATCGTTCATTAATCCACTCTTCCTATAATCCCTTGGGGATTCCAATTGTTACCGAGTTCATTACCTGCTGCCATTTTTGTTGTTCCCTCTACTTGTGCTCCAGTTAAAGAGCCGTAACGACTTCCTGATTGAGAAATCGGATAACCACAATCGTAGCAACGGGGTGCGACATTTGCGTTGACCGCTAAGTAATTGTTTGACCCGCATTCAGGACATTGCTGTGTTTGATTCACGCTTTGTGCTTTAGAAGGAGCAGGGGGTTGAACTACAGGGGCAACATAGCGTGTCATAGGTTGTTGCGAAGGAGGCATCGGTGGTGTTGGGTCAGGTCTTCCAACAGCAGGTGCTTGTCCTTGTAGTTTTTTTGCCCACCAGTCTGAACTCATTTTGGTCTCCTTGGTCCAACTGAAATTAATTGTAAATCTACTAATTGAGCCAGTGAACCACAGATAGCAGAAAAAGCAACTTCTTTATGAATTTCCTCTAACTTATCCCAAAATTCTTCAGGCATTTGCATTTCAATATTTTTAGTTCTTTGCAGTTCTGTTGTTCCCTTTGAGAGGGTAGTTGCATGAGCAATAAGCAAAGGGAATAAGTGAATGATTTTTGAAACTCGAAGTTTGCTTTCTAGTTCTTCCATATCTGCAACTTCTTTACTGGTGAAAGACGTTCCAGCCATAACACTCATACCCCAAGGGTCTTCCATGCCAGAGTCTAAAAATAAAGCACGGATTCTAAACATTATCTCTGCGTGTAAAGCGTCAATATCAAAAGAAGCCTGCTTCTTCTTCTTAAAGAACTTCATTTTGCTTGACCCCACTTTTCCACAATTTTCATATCCGCAATAAGCGGAACCACCATATCAGGCAATCTTACTCCCTCCATGGACTCTTTTATGGCTTCGCCAACTTGTTCGGCTAATGCGTCGGGAGTAACTGTTACTAGTTCATCATGAACTGTCAATATAACGTTAACCGTAGGCTCATTTATAAAACATGAGTGTGCTCTAACCATGGCTAGTTTAATTAAGTCTGCAGCCGAACCTTGAATAACCGTGTTAAACGCTTGACGTTCGGCACGTGATTTTTGCCCAAGGTCTTTACTTAGAATCTCTGGAATATAGCGTCGTCTTCCTAACACAGTAGACACATAAGGTATAGGTCGTTGTTGTGATGCAAGGCGAATTAATTGATGCCTATAACGGTTAATATCTCTAAACCTATCATTAAACAAGTCCATGAGTTGGTGTGCTTCTTTTACAGTACAACTAAGTTGGTCTGCAATTTTTTCTGGACCAATTCCGTAAGCAATTGCTAAAACTAAAACCTTCCCTGCTTTTCTATTTACACCCATTCGTTCTCCAATGGTTGTGTAAATGTCTCCTCCGTCTAAGTAGTTTTTTACGAACTCAGGGTCTTTAGAAAAAGAAGCGATAATTCTTGGTTCAATTTGTGAGTAGTCAGCAACTACTAACTTATGTCCTGGAGGAGCAATAAATAGATTTCTAATTAACTTACCGTAGGCTCCATCGGTTGGAATGTTTTGTAAATTTGGTTCACTACTGGAAAAACGACCAGTCTCGGCTCCATGAGATTTAAAGTTTGTATGAACTTTTCCATTGACTAGCAAACTGTGCTTTTCAGAAGTTTTAGACTTACCAGCCGTGGTTCTCGTAATTTCACCCCCTGTATAGGGAGTTACGTAAGTTGTCATTATCTTATTTAAATCTTGATATTTTAAAATCTCTGCAACTAAAGGGTCTTTTTCTCTGTAATACTCGAGTGCTTCTGCACTAGTTGAGTAATGACGAGTTGTTAACTCTTCACCCTTCTTTGAAGCCTCTAGTCCTTTAGGAGTTAGAGCAATCTTAATCTTAGTATTTGGTCTAATTCCTCGTCCGCCTTCGGATTTAGGTGTAAATAACAAGGCTTGTTTTTCAGGAATTGAGTTCAATGCAAACTCTTTTCCCGCTAATCGGTAAGCGTTACCAGTAACTTCAATTAAGTCTTTTTCTAACCTTTTTGCTAAAAGACTTAACTCATTTTCGTCCATGTGTGCTCCAGTTAGTTCCATGTCTGCAAGAACTAGAAGCAAGTCCATCTCTAAACGCCATACTGTAAGTAAGTTGTAATCTTTTAGTCTAGGTTCATACGCTTTGTATAATTTCCAAGTTGTTTCTGCATCAATTCCAGCGTAGTTAGCAACATCGCTAAAAGAATGACGCTCAACTGCTTTTCCAATTCCTTTAGTGACCTCTATGCCAAGTTCACGAGCAGCACAAGCATCTAAAGATAAGCCGTTTTTTGTTCTGTTATCGATAATAAAAGCAGCCATCAAAGTGTCAAAGTAAGGTTTGGAACAAACAACTCCACGGTAATATTTGGCTATAGCCTTTAAATCAAATTTTAAGTTATGGCCAATTTTTAGTTTATCGCTAAACATTAAAGGTTTTAAGGCTGCAAAAACTTCTCCTGGTAATAGTTGTTCTGGTGGAACATCAAATACTGGGGTCCAACTTGTTTCACGTCTTGAAAAATCTTGTTCACGGATTTCTAAGCCCTCATCTGCTCTAGCCTGTGCAGAACTTAATAAAGGTTTATTCCAGTGCAAAAACTCTCCATTTGGGTGTCCCATTGGAATAACATCAACACGTCCTTCTGTAGCAAAAGAAATCCAAGTGATTTCATTTAGCATGGGATGAAGGCGAGAAAAGTCATCAGGTCCAACTGTTTCTACGTCAAAAGCAAAAGCAGGTTGGTCTAAGTAGTAATCGACCATTTCCTGTAAAGCAATAGCCGTTGTAATGATATTCATAATGCCCCT